CAGACACAAAAGGCGCAATGGAAAACATTATGTCTTTTGCTGGCCCGAAATTCACAATGTCAGTCAAGACAGGCACGACGCCATTCGCCAGAGGCCACGCATATTGGGAGCTGGAAGAGCCATGCCAGAACATGGACGCATGGAAGGAAGTGCAGAAGTCCATAGCCGCCAGCCTCCACACAGACCCAGCAGTCATCAACCCATCACGCATCATGCGCGTCGCTGGCACAGTCTCTTGGCCCAATAAAAAGAAGCAAGAAAAAGGCTACATCCCTGAACTCGTCACAATGCGTACAGAGTTTACAAATGAACGCGAGCCGCAGCCTTTCGAGCGCCTCATGCGTGCATTTCCCAAAAAGGAAGTGCCTAACAATCAAGTTGGCGGCATAGAAATTGATCTCGGCCAACAAGCAATGGACAGGCAGCTCACAGCGCAAAGCATCCTAGCAGGCGACGATTGGCACAACAATATTATCCGCCTAGTCGCCTCATATGTCAGCAAAGGCCTGGCAGACGAAGAGATCCACGCCATCACAGACAGCTTCACAATGTCGGGCTACTCAGTTGATGACACAAGACGAGAAGTGCAGAAGGCAATAGATGGAGCCAGAGACAAAGGCTGGACGCCACCGCCAGACCCAGCAGCTGAACGCATCCAGCAGCAAAACCAAGCCCTAAACATAGCCACAGAGCCTACAGAAGCCCACACAGACGACGAACCAGCCCAAAACTGGCCAACGCCCTACAATATGTTCAACGCGCTCACGCTGCCGCGCAGGGAGTGGGTCTACGGTTACGACTACATCAAGAAGTACATCAGCGTGACAGCCTCGGCAGGCGGCATAGGTAAAACAAGTGCAATCATTGTGGAAGCTCTGGCAATCGCAACAGGCAAGCCGCTCCTCGGCGTAGACGTAAAGGAACAAACAAACGTCTGGATCATCAACCTTGAAGATCCAATTAGCGAAATGCAGATGCGCACAATCGCAGCCATGCAGCATTACAACATCAAACCAGAAGACGTCAAAGGCCGACTGTTCATGGACGGCGAAGACACCATGCAGATTACGCTCGCGGCAGAAGGCAGGGACGGGCTGATCACAAACAACGACATGCTGGCAGCCATGATCCGCGTCATCAAAGAAAACAACATCGGCGCAGTCATCCTTGATCCATTTGTCTCAGCGCACCTCGTCAACGAGAACAACAATGGATCAATCCAAGCAGTCGTTGCCATGCTGCGCAAACTGGCCCGCGACACAAACAGCTCAGTCCAGCTCGTGCATCACATAAGAAAAGGCAACGGGGACGATGCAACGATTGACAGTGTGCGCGGAGCAGGCAGCCTGATCGGGGCAGCCCGGGCAGCCAGAGTGATCAACAGGATAACTCCAGAAGACGCAATGGCGCTCGGCGTAGACGAACACGAAGCACTCGGCATATTTAGAGTTGACGACGGCAAGGCAAACCTGGCGCCGCCATCAGACAAGGCAGTCTACAGGCGCATGCAGTCAGTAGAGATCGCCAACGGCGAACACATCGGGGTTGCCACGGAGTTCAAATTACCTGACCTGTTTGACGGCGTGACAGCCGACAATGCCAGAAACGTGCAGAAGCTCGTAAACGAAGCAGAGGCCAACCAAACGCCGTACAAGGCGAACGTGCAGGCCAAGCAGTATGTCGGGCATGCTGTCGCCGAAGAGCTAAACCTCGACATGGAGAAGCCCGGAGACAAGGCAAAGGTCAAGGCAATCGTTAAGCAGTGGCTGAAGACAAACGTCCTGAAGGCAGCAGAGATGTACGACAAAAGACAGGGCAGAGATGTCCAGTGCGTGGTTGTCGGGGAGATGATTAAGTGGGACGAAGTGTAGCCAATCTCCTCACCTTCCTCACCTTAAAATCCAAGGTGAGGAAGAGGTGAGGAAGTGAGGAAAAAAGCGCCTGAAATTCTTCCTCCTCACCTCCTCTATGTATATGCATAGAGGTGAGGAGGGGAAGTGAGGGCTTCGGTTCAAGGTGAGGAAGATTAGTGAGGTGAGGAAGATGAAGCAGACTAAAAGACAAAAGAAATCGGATCGCATATTGCATGGCAACCAAAGCAAAGATGCCATCATGTGTGATTATGCTCTGGCCCCAGTTGACAGGCTGGCAATCGAGATGGATCAGAAGTGGGGGATAGATCGGCTGCCTGAGTTGGTGGATGTTGAGATGGCTCAGAAGTATGGCAGTGCGGTAGCCAAGATGAATGCGGCAGTTGAGGCAGGCGATGTAGAGGAATGCAGGAAACGCTGCGAAGTCGTCGTGCGGGGGTTGCAGGCAATGGATGCAGAAGCCGAGCGTGTGGGCGCTCAGAAGGCGTGTGCGGATGTCTGGGAGGTTGAGATAGACGGCAAGCTATTTGGCGTTATGAAGGATGGCAGAGGCTGGCGTGCGATCAAAGAGCAGCGGCCTGAGTTGGAGCTGTTGACGCTGCGTGAGGTTGCGCTGGCTTACAGATACTTTCGGGAGCATTGGATGGGTGAGCTAGAGAAGGCGGCCAAGCAATCATTCCCTGGCGCAGAGATGATCGACATCAAGGGGAAAACATTTGACGATCCTATCCCGTTCTGAAATAGTGGCGGCACCTGATGGCGCAGAGCTTTACCCATTTCCTTCTGCGCAATCTGCCTCACTGAACTGGCTCGGCATTGCGCCGGGCCATTTTTGTTTGTAGCGTGTCGGCATGAACACATTCGTTGTAGAATTTGATCCTAACATGGACGAGGACGAGATCAACGCAGAAGTCGCTGAGGTGCTGTGGCTAATCAATGAGCGCATCCTTGGTGGTAGCTGTAAGAAGGTTATGGCCGTGGCTCTGAGCCTAGCCATGAAAGAATACCTAGAGAACAGCGAAGCATTCGGCGTCCATCATTAACTCGCTGTGACACACAGCGACGTCTCCGCGCAGACGCGCGTGCGCGTAACTGAACGGGCGTTCATATTCAAGGCTGAAACACTACATCTTGTGCCATTGCAGGATTTGCATAGCTTAAACTGCCAAAGCTTTGCGCAAAGCCCTTATTTATATGATGTATGCAAAAAGTGGAATTTAACATAATCGACATTATACGCACGATCTATGCGTTTTTTGCAACCCGGCCCGAAAATACCCCCCCCCGCCCCGCGACGAGACGGGGGCGTGCGTGTGTAGAAAAACGCATTCACCTGTGCTATATATCTGCCAAGGCTGCCGCACTACCAACCCAGCCACGACGCCTCACCCTCCCTACACTGCGTCGTCACGCGGCAGCCCCCCCTCCCCCTATTGCCAGAACTGCTAGCATCGTCTAAAATTTTAAAAATTCTGAAAGCGAGGCAATATGGCGGGAAAGCAGTTAAGAAACAGAATATTGCAGCATATTGAGCAAAATGGTGGCGCTGAGTATGTGCATGAGATGGCGTCGAGCATGACGCTGAAGGCCTGGGCTGCCAAGGAATGGGAGTGCAGTCGTAACTACCTGAGCGAAACGATCCGCAGTGTTCCTGAGTATGCGCGTGCATTGGATCGCGCGCAGTCTGTCTTGGCTGACGCGATGATGGAGGAGAATGTTGAGATTGCTGATGGTATTCCAGAAACGGCCACGACTGCTCAGATTGCCAAGGTTCGTGAGCAGATGAACGCGCGAAAGATGTTGGCGGCTGGGCTGAATAGGGATCGGTACGGCTCGGGGCCAAAGACAGAGATTACGTTAAATCTGGGTGATTTGCATTTGGATGCGTTACGAAAGATCAGCTCGGATCGTCAGGCGTTGATGGCTGAGGATCGGGATCGAGAGATGAGGGTGATTGAGCATGACGAGTGAGAGCAATCCATTTGAGGATTTTACGCTGCAATACATGGATGATCCTGTATTGTTTGTGAAAGAGGTGTTAGGCGCGGAGCCTTTGGAATATCAGGCTGAGTTTTTGAATGCGATTGCGTCTGGCGAGCGTAAGATTTCAATTAGGTCGGGGCATGGTACAGGGAAGTCTACGAGCGCGAGTTGGGCGATGCTGTGGTATTTGCTGATGCGTTTTCCGAATAAGGTTGTTGTGACTGCCCCGACGTCGGGTCAGTTGTTTGACGCGCTATTTGCGGAGTTGAAACGGTGGATTGGTGAGCTGCCGAAGCCTGTTCAGGATCTTTTGACGGTTAAGAGTGATCGTGTTGAGCTGTCGGCTGCGCCGTCTGAGATGTTTATATCGGCTCGGACGTCGCGTGCAGAGACGCCAGAGGCTTTGGCTGGGGTACACTCGGATAATGTGCTTTTGGTTGTTGACGAGGCTTCTGGTGTCCCTGAGAAGGTGTTTGAGGCGGCTGCTGGTAGTATGTCGGGTCACAATGCGACGACTGTGTTGCTGTCAAACCCTACGAGGTCGAGCGGTACGTTTTATGAGACACAGAACAGGATGTCTGACAGTTGGTGGACGCGGCGATGGAGCTGCGTAGAAAGTCCTTTGGTGTCGGATGAGTTTGTTGACGAGATGCGTGAGCGTTATGGGGAGGAGAGCAATGCGTTTCGTATTCGTGTGTTGGGTGAGTTTCCTTTAGCTGATGATGACACGATTGTGCCGTTTCACTTGGTTGATGCGGCGATGAATAGGGATATTGAGGTTGATGCTGAAAGAGCGCCTGTTTGGGCGTTAGACCCGGCGCGATTTGGGACAGACAGAACGGCGTTTTGCAAGCGTGTTGGTAATGTTGTGACTGAGATTAAAAGCTGGCGCGGTTTGGATTTGATGCAGACTGTTGGGCGTGTGATGGCGGAATATGAGGCTTTGCCGCCAAGCCAGCGGCCCGGTGAGATCTTGGTTGATAGTATCGGTATTGGGTCGGGGGTTGTTGATCGAATGCGTGAGTTGGGTGCGCCTGTTCGTGGTGTTAATGTTGCTGAAAGCCCTAGCATGGGTGCGACGTATAATAATTTGCGCACTGAGCTGTGGTTTAAGACAAAGGCTTGGCTGGAGGATCGGTCTTGCAAGTTGCCGAAGGATGATGAGCTTTTGGCTGATCTAACGGGTATAAGGTATTCGTTTACGTCTTCTGGGAAGATGGCAGCTGAGGGTAAGGATCAGATGCGCAAGCGTGGGCTGCGTTCTCCTGACTTGGCGGATGCTGTTTGTTTGACGATGGCGTCTGACGCGGCGATGGCGCTGTCTGGGCCGTTGTCGTCTTGGAAGGGCGAAATAAGAAGAAATTTGCGCGGAATTGCGTAATGTGGTATGAGTTGACTAACATAGGAGACAGTTATGGCTTACGGCAATAAAAAGAGCTTTTCACCCCCTAGAGGATGCCCGATGAAAGCTGCGTGCAAGCGTGCGGGTCAGTGCCTTGGTAAGAAGCATAGCAAGTAATGCCGAGTAAAGGTTTAAGGGTAAAAAGTAATGGCTAATCGTTTTAGAGACATTATGGATTTGATTGACGGCGGTGGCGCTGGGCAGATGGGCAGCCAGTTTGAGGGCGGTGGTTTGCTGTCTGTGATTGCGAACCAAATTGCCAAGCCATATGCCTCTGTTGATGAAGAGCGGCGTCGTGCATTGATGCAGATGCGCGGTTTGCTTGATGAGGAGCCTAATGCTGGATCTGCGCCTATGGGGACGTCTGGCGGCGGTGTTATTGGTGGCGGCGTTAACGCCCCGGCTGGTACTGGTGGTAGTGATTTGCCTAACACAGTTCCGAATGTTTCTGGCATTATGGACGTTGCGCCATTGGGTGGGTCTAATCCGCGCGTTCAGGAAATTATACGTCAACGTCAGGCTGCAAATGCTCCCACCCCACCTTCTCCTCCAATCACGATGGGCGGCAATCATCCGGGGATGGGGCCGCTCGGCCCTGAGCTGATGCCTGCGTCGTCTAGCATGGCTTCTGGCGCTCCTCAGTCTAGTCCAATTGGAATGCCTCCTGTGACGCCTGCTGGCGGCCCTGCGATAGTTTCTCCAGATCGTGAACGGTTTCCAATGACGAGCGAGACAGGCGGTATTGCTAAATCTATGGATGAATATGAAGAATATATTGCTGAACTGATGGTTGACGTATATGGCGCGGAGGCAGAAAGTCGCATTAAGGCGCAAATGGACGCAGACCCTAACTTTTGGCAGAATTCGTATAATAGCTATTTGCAAAGCCTTGGAGTGATGCCGAATGGCGGTTAAGCGCAAGAAAGTCCCTGCGAGTAAGAAGTACGCAGACGGCACCACCTACAAGGACAGCGAGGGTCGCACGCATAAGCGCATCTCCAAGCCGGGGACAAAGCGTGGCGATGCGTATTGTGCGCGGTCTAGCGGCCAGAAGAAGACTGCGAAGGTTAAAGTGCGCCGCAAGGCTTGGGGCTGCCAAGGAAAGAAATCTGTGAGTAGGTAGATGGCGACTGCTGAAGAGATAAGACGCGCAAGGGAAGAGACGAGCGTCTTTGCTCCATTGTTTGAGTATGCGCGGTCTAATAGGTCGCAACTTGCGTCAGAAGGTCGTCGGCCTGTTTTGGGTGGTTTGCTGTCAAAAGAGCCTGTGATGGGTACTGACACTCTGCGTTATGAAGGTGTTGGCTCATTGTTTGCAAATCTTCTTGACCCGATTGCTAGAGGCGTTGATGCGCCTCGTGCTGCGGCTCAGGACTTGATCCCACAAGAGGATATGGTTGGCGAGGCGTTTGGAACTGCTGGGACTGCTATGCTTGGCGGTGGAGCAGTTGCTAAGCCTGCGGGATCGTTGGGCATGAACGTGCTGCGAGATACTCCTTTAGAAGGCTTTGAGGGCTACTTGTCGCGCGTGAACCCAAGCGGCAAGAGGATTGCGGCAGAAGATCGGCCCAATCTGATGATGGGCGATATGTATGGTATGCTGCCGCGTAACTCTGATGTTATTGGTGAGAAGGGTGGTGTCACATTCTACCGCAGCCCAGACGGCGACTATTACGCGACTGCTTACAATCCTGATGTCGGTGAGCAAGACGTTGTTGGCTACATTACGGATCGAGGCGACAGCACAGAATTGCAAGTCGTTGCTGAAATGCAAGGGCAGGGCATTGGCGGCGAATTGCAGTATTTATTCCGCAGCGAAAACCCTGATGCGCCTACAGGTGGATTGACAGAAGCAGGCGAAAGGGCGCTTGAGCGCACATATGATCGTATGTTTGATGAGGGCTTGGTTTCCGCCAACGCTTCAAAAAGCGCTGGACTGTTATCAGTCGCATCAGACGTATCCGCACGCGGTGATCAGATATTGAACATGCTAAAGTCTGGCAGAGGTCCTGAAGTGACTGACGCGATGCTAGACATGGGCGACAGCGTGAAAAATACTCAATTAAATCAGTACCTTGCGGCTAATTATGATTTACCTATGGATGAGGCAAGCCGATTGGCTCGTGCGCGTGAGATAGGGTTTAATGTTGATGATGTTCAATATCATGGTACAGCTCCATCAATGTACTCAGATGATGATTTTTCTCCTGACATCACTGCTTTTATACCTGGCGTTAAAGGTCAGTTAGGGGCAGGTGTTTATGTCGCTCCTGACGTTAGGAAAGCTAATAAGTTTGCGAGTGCTGGTGAAGTCAATCGAGGCGACTTTGATCCTAATAAAGCTGTACCTAGAGGCGGCTCTGTACTCCCAGTTTATATAAGAAGTTCAAACCCAGCATCTTATGGCGAAATGAGAAACGCGCAGTATGGCTTAGAAAATGTTTCTGGATTTAATGATTTATCTATGAGGGGAACTCAGTCGCTATCAGATGAAGGTTTTACAGGTGTCAGAACTGGCAACGAGGAAAATGTTTTTGATCCCAACAATATAAGATCAACAAATGCACGTTTTGACCCTCGTTTGTCTGAGTTGGAAAATATCATGGCAGCCAACGCTTCACCAATAAGTGGCCTTTTGGCGCAATCTGGTGTATCAAGTGAGCAAGCGCAGAGAATAGAAGACTATCTCTTAAAGACAGGATTGTTACAGTAATGGCTATTACAACCTACGCAGAACTAAAGACAGCAATAGGCAACTGGCTAAACCGGGATGACCTAACGTCAATTATTCCTGATTTTATCAGTCTTGCCGAGGCTGACATGGATCGCAAAGTGCGCCACTGGCGCATGGAGCAGCGCAGTACGGCAGACATAGACGCGCGTTACACTCAGTTGCCACAGGGCTTTATGGAAGCTGTACGCTTTCACCTGGACGTTGACGAGCGCCCTATTGAGCTGGTTACGCCTTTATCGTTGCAGACATATCGGCGCAACAATGCAGACACGACAGGCCGCCCTCAATACTATTCAATAATCGCCGGGCAAATTGAGGTTTGGCCTACGCCAGATAGCGCTTACACAGGCGAGCTTTATTATTACGCTCGAAACGCGCCCCTTGATGACAGCAATACCTCAAACTGGATCTTGCAGTACTTCCCTGATGCGTATTTGTATGGCGCTCTAACACACTCAGCGCCTTACCTTGTTGACGATCAGCGCACGCAAGTGTGGGCGTCGTTGTACCAAAACGCAATCGATGGTATAAACGCTAACAACGAAAAAGCCAAGTTTGGCGGCTCGGGCTTGCGCATGCAGGTCAACACATTCTAGGAGAAAGACATGGCAACCATTTCAGATTATGTGCTAGACGCCGCACTGTCCAAGCTGGACTTAGAGGCAGATCGCATAGACATTTGCTCACAGGAGCCTACGACTTACACAGAGGCGACAAGCACCTACACGCTAGGCAATAGCACTTCAGTGTCGTTTGGTGCGCCAGAGGACGGCGACACGTCAGGCCGCAAGACAGCCTGCGCAGCGATCTCAGACGGCTCAGTAACAGGCTCAGGTACTGCAACGCACTACGCAATCACAGACGTATCTGAGAGCCGCCTGCTCTGCACAGGTTCGCTTACAACGTCGCAATCTGTGGTTACAGGCAACACCTTTACCACCCAAGCGTTTGACGTAGAAATCCCTGATCCAGCATAAGGTGCAGCATGGTCGTACTAGCCAATCGCGTTAAAGTCTCAACGGCGACAACAGGCACAGGCACTGTAACGCTTGGCGCAGCCTCTACAGGCTATCAGACGTTTGCGGATGGCGGTGTAGCTGATGGCGATACCGTGCGCTACACGATTGAGGATGGTAGCGATTGGGAAATTGGCTACGGTCTTTACAGCTCTGCTGGCCCAACTTTAACACGCACGCTAATGGAAAGCTCTACAGGTTCGCTGTTGAACTTATCTGGCAGCGCAGAGTTGTTTATTACTGCGGGCGTTGAAGAAGTGTACGGCTACGTCACAAGCACATTGAATGCAGATCGCACGTTAGACAGTGGCGTTGAGTTTGACACGGGCAGCGGCTTTACCATTGCCAATGGTGTCACTTTGACCATCCCAGTAGACGCGCAGCTTGTGATTAATGGATACACTGAGAAAAGGCCATTTTAGGAGATAGGAAATGCCCCTTAAAATTAACTCAACAAATGGCTCAGTAACGCTTACGCCAGAGGATGGTGTAGGCAATGTTGATATTACTGTTCCGCGTTCGCCGATTGTAGGGCAAGATCATGCGGGGGAGTTAGTTGTTGATAGCTACAACGAGCGATACGAGGCTGTTACATCTACATCAAACGCAACTACTGTTGACTGCGAAAACGCAAACTCGTTTAGCCACACGCTGACTGAGAACACGACTTTCACGTTTAGCAACCCGCCAGCAAGCGGCACTGCATATACGTTTAGCATTGAGATCATTCAGGATGCGTCTGCGTCTGGTTACACGGTAACTTGGCCTGCGGCTGTTGATTGGCCCAGCGCAACTGCACCTACGCTAACTGCAACGGCATCTGCGAAAGATTTGTTTGTATTTATGACGCGCGATGGCGGCACAACTTGGTATGGCTTCACGGCTGGTCAGGCACTGGGGTAGGTTATGGCGACTAAGAAAAAGCTATTACAGGTTAGCGGGGGTGGTGAAGATTACTGGATTGCCCTTTTAGGTGGTTCTAGTTCGGATACTGGATACGAAATATCCGCCGATTCAGGAAATAATATTATTGTAGTGGGAGTCACAGGTTCAGCTGGCGCAGGAAGTAATGACCTACTAACAGCTAAATATGATGCGTCAGGAACATTACTCTGGAGTAAGGCTTACGGAAATACGGCCAGTGACAGTGCCTATAGAGTGGTGATAGATTCATCAGACAATATTATTTCTGCTGGAGCATACAATGATCTTTCAAGTACTGAAGGCATCGTTGTTAAATATAATTCTGCTGGCACACTTCAGTGGGCTAGGTCTTTAGGTAGATCAACTGGTGAAGTTTTTTATGGGGTAGCTGTAGACTCGTCTGATAATATTTATGCTACAGGATACACAAATCATGGAACAGCAGGCTATGAAGTTCTAGTCGCTAAGTATAACTCATCAGGAACTCTGCAATGGCAACGTAAAATGGGTGCCTCAAGTAACGATTATGGTAGGTCTGCGTCTGTAGATTCGTCGGGAAACATTATTATAAGCGGATACACGACTTCATTTGGGCAGGGAGGAACTGAAGCTCTTTTAGTTAAGTTAAATTCTGGTGGTACAATATTGTGGGTTAGATCATTAGGTAACACAAGTACTGATGCATTTTTTCATGCAACAGTAGACTCATCCGACAATATCATTGCAGTTGGTAGATCAATTCAAGACAGTTACTATGAAACTATAGTAGCAAAGTATAGTTCGTCAGGAAATTTGTTGTGGATTAAAGCTCTTAGTGACACAGGTACAGCAGCTGATTATGGCTACAATGTAGTTACAGATTCTTCCGATAATATCTGCATTGTTGCATTTACAAGGGCCTATGATAGTGGTTTTAATGAGCCTATAATAGCTAAATTTAATTCTTCAGGTACGCTTTTGATGCAAAAACGCTTGGGCGGCACTAATAACGATGCAGGGTATGGGATTGGCGTAGATTTAAACGACAATATTCTTGTAACTGGTTATACGCAATCAGATGGTGCGGGTAATAATGATATTTTTGTTGCAAAGCTGCCGCCAGATGGCTCTGGTGATGGAACTTATGGAAGTCTTACTTATCAAGACGCCACTCTAACAGTTTCAACGCCTGGCGTCACCTCATCTGCTCAAACTATTACCTCTAATACAGCAAGTAACACAAGTTCATCTTTAAGCGTTACAGAAACAACTTTAGCACTTACTGAAGAATTATTTGTAGTAACACCATAAGGATACACAACTATGGCATATGTTAAAATTACAAGCGGCAGTGTAGACACATACCCTTATTCAGTAGGGCAGCTACGCCGCGACAACCCAAACACATCTTTTCCAAAGCAAGTTCCAGATAGCATTCTGGAGGAATATGGTGTTTACACTGTTTCTGTGTCGGACGCGCCAGACATTGATGCACGCACCCAGACCGTCGCTCAAAACTCTGAACCGTCATTAGTTGATGGTGTCTGGACTTTAGGCTGGACAGTTTCAAGCAAAACCGCTGAAGAAATCCAAGAGTATGATGCAGCTATGGCGGCAAAGGCTAGATCAAAGCGCAACGAGCTTTTATCACAAACTGACTACTTTGCGCTGACTGACGTTACTATGGATGCCGCTATGACTAGCTACCGTCAGGCGTTGCGTGATATAACTACACATGCAAACTGGCCTTACTTGAATGACGAAGATTGGCCCACAAAGCCAGAATAGGGGCGCGATATGCCACTGAAGTTTAACACAGCAAACGGCGCAATCATTGTATCTGCGGAAGATGGCAGCGGTGACGCAGCGGTTACGTTTCCGCGATCTAACCCAGTTGGGGAGACACACACTGGCAACGTGAGCATTACTGGCGATTTAACAACGACAGGTGCGGTGGATATTACTGGTGATGCAGAGATAGATGGCACTTTTTATGCTAAGGTATATGAAGAAGCAGAAATAGCTTTAAGCCTTACGACGACGATTGACTGCTCAACGAGTAACTTTTTTAGGGGGTCTTTTAACGGTAACACAACTTATACATTTACAAATCCTCCAACAGAAGCTCTTAGAGCCTATAGCTTTACCCTACAGCTAAAGAACGCTGGCAGTGGATCAGCTACATTAACATGGCCCACTTCGGTTAAATGGGCTGGCGGCACTGCACCTGACGCCCCTGCGGCTGGCGAAACAGATTATTTTGTATTTACAACGCATAACAACGGCACGGATTGGTACGGCTTCCAAGCTGGGGATGCAATGTCATGAGCATGACAGCTCGCAGAATGCAGATGGCTGCATCTGCTGGGGGTGCTGCGGCGGGCGAGGACTTATATAATGCATTCTACTCTGTGGCAGAGTTTCAAAATAATGACGGTGCAAGCGACACGAGTTCAAATTACAGCGTTAGCGAAGTCCAGCAGAATTATAGCGGAACGGGAAGGTTGTACTTAATTCACAAGGCCACTGGCGCTACATCATTTTATAATGATGTTCCAATCGCGTGTATCCAAGTCTTAAGCGCAAGCGGGACATCAATAAATCAGCAGTGGTGGTTCGGCGCATCCAATAATGGCCAAGGGTGGACTACAAACACTGCTGAATATAACTTTGGGGCAATTGGCTCTGGGGTAAGCATAACACCTTCTCAAGCTGCATCATATTATACTTACACAACAAATGTAGTAAATGGCGCTACGGCTGATCGTTTTACTCTTGCAACCTCTACTGGTTCAAGTGCTACGGGCGCAGTTGATGGAATTGCGCAACCTAGTTCCCCTATGACCCTTGGCGAGAAAACAGTGTCCCAAAGTTCAAATACATATTATATGTATAGAGAAACGAGTGGCGGGCAAGTTCCCTTTTGTTGCCTTTGCAGAAGCCCCTCGCGCACTTGGACAGGCGGCGAAATAATTAGAATAGCGTATATCATTGGCAACATTTCTACAGCGAACTACTACACGCCTGACGACACATTGTTTCTGGGAATACAGTAATGCTAGGTTTTAACGCACTCTCAAAAACACCTCTGGCAGATGATGGCCCTATAGTTACCCAGCAGCCAACGCCGGTTGATATTCGCGCGGGTGCGCCTGTTGTTGACGCTTTACCTCTCACGCAAAATCACGTTTTTGGCGCAGATAGCATTAGTGCGCAGCCAGTAGTTGACACGATAGCAACGCAAATTACATCTGTTTTCTCAGCAGATGACATTACAACAACACCAACTGTAGATGACCTCCCTCTCACACAAGACTACGTTCTTGCTGCTGACGAAATCACAACTGGCACACCTACGTTTGATGACGTTACCGCGTCAATCATATCAAACTTTAATGCAGACGAAATTACACTTGCCGCGCCTACAGTAGACACCGCAACTGTCGCGGTTATCTCTAACTTCTTCCCAGTTGCGCTAGAGCCGCAGCCTGTCGTTGATACGCTACCATTCTTCCAAGAATACGCGCTGACAATGGTGGAGATTACTGCGGGCGTACCAACATTGCCCGCAAGGTTTGTTTGGGACTATCAGGAGCCGCCCACCGATAGTTGGACAGATCAGGCCGATGATGATAGTGTATGGACAACGCAGGCTGACAGTAGCGACACTTGGACGGAAGCTACAGAGCCAACAGATATATGGACTGATGTTACTGACCCAACCGACACATGGTCAGAAGCTGCATAGGAGACTTAGATGGCTGATACAACGACAACAACGTATGGTCTAACCAAGCCAGAAGTGGGAGCTTCTGCCGATACTTGGGGTACGAAATTAAACACGAACCTAGACACCATTGATGATCTTCTTGATGGAACTACGCCTATTGCGCCAAACCTGACTGCGGGTTCTTGGGAGATTGGTGGCGTTGCGGTTACAGCAACTGCGGCTGAGTTGAATGAAGCGGGTGATTTTGCTGGGGCATTCACTTTGCCCACGACTGACGGAACAAACGGTCAAGTATTGCAGACAAATGGCTCTGGGGTGCTTACGTTTGCTGATAGTAGTGGGGGTATTAGTGGCACAGACACGACAACTCGTTTAATTATCGGGCAAAATACTGGCTCCCCATCAACGGGGAATCAGGTGATTTATGGGCCATCTGCTGGCGCATCTATAACAACGGCAACGGGCTGCACTCTAATTGGACGTTACGCGGGGACTTCTATTACAACAGGTGATCAATCAACCTTGGTTGGCGATGGCGCTGGTGACTCTATTACCACTGGACTTTATAACACAGCCCTTGGGGTTGGGGCTTTGGGTAATGTCACCACGCAACAGCAAAATACAGCCTTAGGTTATGCGGCTATGAATAGCTCAACGGCTACACAAAGCATTGGGATCGGCTACGCTGCACTAAACGCTAATTCTGGAACTCAGAACGTTGGCATCGGCTGGGCTGCGGCATCTAACAGCTCATCTGGTGGTTCTGATAATGTTGCAGTCGGTAGTGTAGCTGGGAATGGGGTTAGCGGCGATAACAATACTTGTATTGGATCATACTCAGGGGGAAATAGTTCCCCGTTTAATGTCGGATCAAATAGTAATCGCATAGTTCTGGGCGATAATTCTATTACTAACGCTTACGTTGCGGTCGCTTGGACTGTCACATCAGACGCACGCGACAAAACAGATGTAGCGCCCCTGCCATCTAGCCTAGACTTTGTTGATGCACTAAACCCTGTCACCTTTAAATGGGACAAGCGTTCAAAGTATTGGGTCAAGGATGAAGATGACAACGTCATTGAGACACCTACGCCAGACGGAACGCATAAAGAGGATCGCCCATTCGCTGGTTTCCTTGCGCAAGAGGTGCAGCAAGTCATTGATGACCTTGGCTACGTTGACGATGTAATCGTAGATAACGAGCAGCCAGATTTGGTAAAAATTAAAGAAACCGCGTTAATCCCTGTACTGGTCAAAGCGGTGCAAGAATTAAGCGCGAAGGTTAAGGTGCTTGAAGCTGCGGCGGGGTAACATAAATGCCACTCATACCTCTAAAGATACCAGCGGGGTTCTACAGAACAGGCACTGACCTTGATGCCGCAGGACGCTGGCGCGATGGATCGCTTGTGCGCTGGCGTAATAATTCGCTCAGACCGATTGGCGGCTGGACTGAAAACACGCTATTCGGCACAGATGGCGACTTAGGGATGACCAACGCACCGCGCGGCATGCACACTTGGCAGGCCATTGATGGAACGCGCTATATCGCGGCTGGGTCAAACAATCAGCTTTATGCGGCACTTGCGTCAAACACAACGTATGACATTACCCCGTCTGGGCTGACAGCGGGGCAAGTTGATGCTGTGTTTGAGGATGGCTATGGTTACGGCGCATATGGGCGCGAGACATACGGCACTGCGCGTACCACTGGGACACTCATTGAGGCTACAACGTGGAGCTTGGACAACTGGGGCGAATACCTCGTTGCCTGTTCATCTGCTGACGGCAAGTTGTACGAGTGGCAGCTAAATGGCGCAGTCGCAGCCGCGCAAATCTCAAACGCGCCAGTTGATAACCTTGGCCTAATCGTTACAGAGGAGCGCTTCCTGTTTGCACTTGGCGCGGGCGGCAACCCTCGCAAGGTGCAGTGGAGTGACCGCGAGGACAACACAACATGGACACCAGCATCCACAAACGAGGCTGGCGACATTGAGTTACAATCGGCGGGCGAAATCCAAACAGCGATCCGAACACGCGGTCAAACGCTAATCCTAACCACAACATCAGCGCATACGGCGCGATACATCGGCCCACCCTACGTTTACTCTGTGGAGCGTGTCGGAACGTCATGCGGTGTTATTTCGCGCCAAGCTGTGGCAGACGTTGATGCAGGCACGTTCTGGATGGGCCAGCGTGGTTTCTTTGGTTTCAACGGTAATACTGTGACAGAGATACCTTGCGATGTTCACGATTACGTCTTTGGCGACATCAACACAAGCCAGATCAGCAAGACATGGGCCTTGGCAAATGGTCAGTTTGGCGAAATCTGGTGGTTCTACTGTTCATCAGGCTCTAACGAGATTGATCGCTATGTGGCATACGATTACAAAGAGGGCCACTGGCTAATTGGCGATCTATCCCGCACATGCGGCGTTGAGCGCGGCGTGTTTACCTATCCCATGCTGATTGATGGTAGTGCGGTAGTTTATGACCATGAGCGCGGCTTGGCGCACAGTGGTGGGACAGTCTACGCTGAAAGCGGGCCAATCAGCATTGGCAACGGCGACAACATCATGCAAGTTACTGACCTCATCACTGACGAGCAGACGCAAGGCGATGTCAACGTAACGTTCAAAAGCCGTTTTTACCCGAATGACACTGAGTATACGCACGGGCCATACACTCCCTCAGACCCAACGTCTGTGCGGTTCTCAGGCCGTCAGGTGCGCATGAAAGTGGAAGGCCAGACACTGGCAAACTGGAAGGTCGGCACAATGCGCGTTGATGCTAAAGCGGGTGGGCGTAGGTAATGGCAGCACCCGTATTACCGCCAATCACGGACAACCTCAAAACGTGGGGTCGTGAGCTTACAACGTATTTGCAGCGTCAATTGCCGCGTTTGTACTTCAAAACGTCTACAGACAGCCCAGCGGAAAATGGCATTATTCTGTGGGACGAAACGAACAAGTATCCTGTTGTGTCCAAGGATGGCGCGTTTGTGCAGATCGTCTTAGAGGATGGTCAATACGCTGGCGCAGTCACGACAGACCAGACAGCGGCATCCACAAACACAGCGTATGCTTTAACGTACACCTCTAGCATTGCTGAGGGCGTAACAAATGGAACGCCTGCAAGTCGCATTGTGTTCGCTGAAGCTGGTCAATACATGATTAGCTTTTCTGCGCAGATTGCGTCAACGTCCAGCAGCACAGTGAACTTCTGGTTTTGGCCTCGTATCAACGGGGTAGATGTCACGGGATCAACGATGAAAAACGCGCTGCACCAAAACGGTTCGGTGCTGGTTGTGTCACGCTCTGCGATTTTTGATGTAAGTGCCAATGATTATTTAGAGGCTATGTGGGCAGTAGATAGCACAAGCGGGTTTTTAGATGCCACGGCTGCAACTGCATTTGCGCCTGCCGCGCCTGCGTCAACAATTGCAATTACGAGGTTGCACGGATGAATGCGCACAATCCTATAAGTGAATTAGAGCGTTGCCGAGGGTGGATTGAAGCGGCACTTGATAAAAATGACAACCTAAACACTTGGGAAGAGGTTTTAGGTGGCATTGCTTCGGGTCATATGCAATTTTGGCCAAAACCAAAAGGATGTATTATAACGCAAGTTGTGATATATCACGACAGAAAGGCTCTGCATGTATTTCTCGCCGGAGGTGAGTTGGATGCAATCACAGACATGACCGAAGAGGTTGTTGAGTGGGCCAAACGCCAAGGATGTTCATTTGCAACATTTGATGGTAGAATGGGCTGGAAGAAGCCGTTGAAAAAATTAGGATGGAAAGAAAAGTCCATCACAATGCAAATGGAGTTTTAATATGCGCGGTAAGCAAGAAAAAACGCAAGAGCTTACGCCTGAAGCAAAAGAGCAATACCAATTAGCCAAGCAGTTGGGAGCAATTGGTACGCCAATGTATCGAGGGCCAGAGATCGCGGCGGTTAATCAGGCTGAATTGGCGTCTCGAGGTAATGTTAATGAGATGGCTTCAGCTCTTGGCTTGCAGGGCGCAGGCTCTTTATCAATTGGCGCTCCAACAGCAACGCAAGGCGGCGTAACTGGTTACACGACATATCAAGGCGGCCAAGCTGCTTTGGACATGCTGAAGCGTTTTGAGCCTGGCAGATACAAAGCTCTAATGGACATGATGATTGATCCAGTAACTGGAAAGATGCCTGACTTTGTGTCGGGATCAACGCCTGCTGCTCAGGCTGCTCCAGCGAGTTCTGGTGGTGGCGGCGGTGATGATGGGCCAAACATGCGTGAGTTTATGGATCAAGCAAGAGAAAATGCGAGGAAGCCGAGTAGCGTACCCTACACTGGAGACTATCCAAATATGTCGTCTATGCCTGCAATAGCGGGTTATACGACGCCAGCTACTCCAGCAGAAAGCACTTTCGCTTCTGATTTGTCACGTTCCTTAACCGACAGTTCATACGATCCTCCGGGAACTGTATTCTCTCGCACAGTAGACAAGTTAAAGACAGGATTGTTGGGGTAAGCACATGGGACAAGCAGCAGGACAGCCAACACAAGAATTTCCAACAGGAGGGGATGTGTACACAAATTCAGCATTCCCGATTAAAAACGAACTTACAACAGGAGGCCCAAGACCAACCGATTTTGTTCCTCCTACTCCAACCCCAATGGTGCAACCAACTGGGCCGAGTGTTTTTCAGCAATCTGCGGGGTATCTTGGCCAAGCAGGTCAGACTTATGGAAACTTGGCAAACTTCCAAGCGCCAACGGCTCAAGCTGCGCAAATATCGCCAGCATCAACTATGCAGGGCGTGGGTCAGGCGGGTCAGCCAATCCAAGCGGGTCAGATCGCTCAAACCAACATCGGTCAATACATGTCACCTTATACGCAGCAAGTTATTGAGCGCGGTGAGGCAGACATTGCAAGGCAGCGTGAGAAAGCTCTAAACCAGCTAGGCGCATCCGCCACTGCAGCAGGCGCATTTGGCGGATCTCGTCAAGGTTTGGCTGAGGGTGAAACGTATGGCCAGTATGGTCGTATGGCTGCCGACTTTGCGGCACAGCAGCGTCAAAATGCGTTCCAACAAGCTCAACAAGCTGCTCAGTTTGATATTGGCACAGGCATGCAGGCACAGCAGCTCAATCAGCGTGCGGCAGAGGCAGCGGCAGCGCGTGAGCAAGCAGCACGCTCAGGTAATATGGCGGCAGCTAACCAGTTTGCTATGCAGCAAGCACAGCTTGAGCAGCAAGCAAATTTGTCCAACCAGCAAGCATCTCTAGCAGGTGCAGGCGTGCAGCAAGCAGGCGCGGCAGGCCTTGGCGGCCTTGCTGGTCAGGCATTCGGTATGGGCCAATCTGCACAGCAAGCTGTTCAACAGCAAGCTATGCAACAGCGTATGCTAGAGCAGCAGATCCTTGACGCACAACGCGCTCAATATCAGTCTCAAGTGGGCGCACCTCTAGCTGGCCTCGGTCTGACAAGCTCAATCTTAGCAGGACTGCCTGCGAACCAAGGAACGTCGTACCGTCCTGGCTTGCTTGACTATGTAATGGCTGGCTCAAAGTTGCTGCCCTTTTAAGTAGGAAGAGATAATGTTTGGCATAAACGCAAACCCTAAAACAGACAGCCAATCAGCTAATCGCCCAGAATTTACTTTTGCTGAACGATTGGGTCAGGCGGCTGCAATACTTAGCCCGCTCAATCCTGCGTCTGCGACTTACCTACAAGAAAGCGAAAGAGCTTTGGCGCGTCGTGAAAAAGATTTCACGCGCAATCAATCAGTTGCCGAATTAAAACGCCGAGCAGATACTGGCGATACTCTTGCAGCTCGTTACCTGTCAGCCATTGAAACAGGCGCTGTAGAACCCGGCGCAGGCTTTGGATCGTACTTGCAAGAGCTTTCCCGCGAAGAGCAATTCAATCGTCAGCAGGGAGCCATTGCAGGCCGAGAGCAGGCGAAATTGGCTCGTGAGACAGAAATGCGCAATAAGACTGCCGAAATGCTTCGTGCGCAGGGTATGGAAGGTGCGGCATCTCTTGTTGAAGGTGGGCTATTTACAGGGCAACAGGCGATTGAATTTGCGCGTAGCAATGAAAAGGCTGCATTAGCTGAACGAGCGGCTGCGGCGATCCAAGCTGGAAACAATCAAGAAGCTATGGCAATTTTAACCCAGCTATCCCCAGCGGCTATGGGGCAGCAGCTTGCGGTTCAGGCTGCTAAAACGCAAGAGCTAACAATGCCGCAGATCCTAGATCAAGGGGCTGTTACAGTTACTTACCCAGATGGAGACATCAACAACCCTCAAGTCACTGTGAACGAAGAGGTTATAGCTGCACGAAATGCAGTGAAAGAGCAGACAAAAGAGCTGCCCAATAGATTGCAAGCTGAAGAGGAAACAGACTTTAATAATATCAGCACTGTAGACAACCTCAGCGCGGCTATACAAAATGTTGTTGATTTGTTTGGATATGACGACAAGACTGGCCAATTTAAAGGGCCGCTAAAGCTGGGTGTGGACGCCTACGTCACAGGCAAATTGGGTGGTGTTGGATTAGGTGGAAAAGAAACCTCAGAGTTAGCAAGCGCAAGATCTAGATACAGCGAGTTGCTCAACATTATCGTCAACGAGAGTTTGCGTCTTAATAAAGGCCCACAGACTGAGGGTGACGCAATTCGGGCTGCAAATGAACTTCAAGCAGCTTCTGATGAAAGAACAGCTCTGGCAGCTCTTGAGAACTTGTTGAAAGTTAATGAGAGAAAAAGACAGCTTACAATACGGAAAATTATGAACCGCAGGGAGCGGTATGGAGTATCTACAGATGTTCCGATCCCAGAGCCAATTGAAATGCCTAAGCTAAATTGGAAGATCGTAAAGCCATGATAATTGAGATTGAAGGTATCGGCCTAGTTGAAGTAGATGACGCATTTGCTGAATTAACGCCTACGCAGCAAAATGAGTTCGTTAATCAAATCCGACGCGAAGTAGAGTTGGGGGCGGGAACGAGCGAAGAAGCAAAAGAGCCAGCCGAAACGCAGAGAATTCGATCTATTGCTCAGGGCGCTACACTCGGATTTGCTGATGAGCTAGAAGCAGCGCTTCGCAACCCAGCCTCCGCGCTGGGTTCGGCGCTTGGTTTGTCTGAAGGCAAAAACTACAAAGAAAACTTAGAAACAATTCGCAAGAAGCTAGAAAGTTACCGCAGCGAAAATCCGATTGAAGCATTGGCTTATGAAATGGGCGGGGCAGGCATAACAACATTGGGTCTAGGAGCGCTCACAGTAGGCACTGGAGGCGCTGCGGCTGGCGCGGCTACATCAGCTCGCCTTGCGCCATTGGCAGCTCGTGCGGCGGCTGTAGGGGCTGCTGAGGGCGGTTTAGCAGGCTTTGGTGCAGGTGAGGGCGGATTTCAGGAAAGGCTTAAATCTGCTGGGACAGGCGCACTGATCGGCGGCACAGTTGGCGCAGCAGCTCCGATTGCCGTACAGCAGGTTGGAAAGACAGGTCGTCGCGTAATGGATGCGCTAGGCGTAGGTGGCCAAAAGCGTGCAATGACATTTTCTGAGCGTAAAATGCTAGAGGCATTTGAGCGTGATGGGCTGACGCCAGAGCAGGCGATGCAGAAGCTAGAAGAAGCCCGTGGAATGGGCATTGAAGACATTACGCCTGCCGACTTAGGCGAAAACCTTGCAGGCGCTGGATGGCGTGCGCAGGCAACACCTAGCGGCGAGCGCAGTAAAGTCGCCGAGCAGTTTGTTGAGCGTCGTTCCCGCCAAGCAGAGCAAATTTCTGAGCAAGCGAAAGAAATGTCTGGCGCAGAGGGCGCGACGGGCATTGACTATTTGGACGATTTAGCCGCTAAAACGCAAGCCGAAGCGCAGCCTGCATATGCAAAAGCATACGAAGTTGAGTTAGATGCTCGGCCATTTCAAAACATGGCAAAAAGCAAAGTCATCCAAGATGCTTACGACAAGGCGCTTAGAATTGCTGACATTGACCCAGATGTAGACGTATCTGGGATGCCGAAAGATTTGTCAAAATTCTTTGGCGAAGAGATGCAGGGCGGTGCGTATGTCGGTATGCCAACTGAGCTGGCGCATGAAATCAAAAAAGGTCTGGATGTTCTAATCGAGGGGCAAACTGATGCCGTGACAAATAAAGTCACTAAAGAAGGCCGGGCATTGGTTAACCTTAAAAACCGTTGGAATAGCGAAATCATTAATCAAAACGATGCTTACCGCGTTGCGAATGAGCAATTCGCAGACAATGCGCGTTTGCGTGATGCATACACAGCAGGTTTTGACTTCACGAAAATATCAGAAAAAGAGCTTGTGAAGCGTGTTGGCAAGATGACGCCGCCAGAAAAAGAAGCACTGCGTGTCGGCCTAATAAGCCAAGTTGAAGAGCTTGCATCTAAGACCGGAGATGCCACAGACTTTGTAAATACAGTGTTTGGAACGCCAAGAAAGCGAGCTGCGTTGCGGTTAGCATTTGATGATCCTGCGCAGTTTGAGCAATTTGAGCGTTTTATGAAGTTCCAAGCTGAAAAAGTAAAAACAACGCGCAAAGTCATGGGTGGATCTGCTACAGCAGAGCGTATGATGCAGGCAGCCGACGCAGACATTGATCCATCATCAATATTCAGCATTACTGGTCAGCTTGCGACAGGCAATGTCCCCGGCGCATTACAGGCGGCAGGATCGCAGGCAGCGGCTCGTGCGGCAGGTATGAGCGAAAAGAGCGCAGCGGAAATGTCGCGCATGTTGTTTGAGACAGATCCAGCGGCACAACGCGCAATGGTCAATCGTTTGATGCAGCGTCAGGCGGCAGACGAGGCAGCTCGTCGTCAGATCTATAGACGTCCTGAAGCATATTCAGGTATTATTGGCGCAACAGGCGGCCTACTGGCCGGGCGTAGCGAGTAAGGAATAAAAGATGCAGCCAAAACCAAAGACAAGCACTGAAGTTGAAGCAATCTTACAAGACGCTATTGCCCAGGCAGTTGACTTTGTAGAGAGCGAAATCAGCCAAGACAGGATTGACGCTCAGAATGCGTTTGATGGCGAAACTTCAATAGGCTTTGAAGAGGGCCGCAGTAAGGTTGTTGCAACGAAAGTGCGCGACACAATTCGTGCCGTTAAGCCAAGCCTAATGCGCGTGTTTATGTCTACCAGCAAGCCTGTTGAATATGTGCCACGCACGCCAGATCAGGTTCAGATGGCTGATCAGGCTACAGAATTCATGCACTATGTATTCAATCAGAATGATGGATACAGAGTGATCAACGATGCGTTCCACGATGCGCTGGTTAAAAAGCAGGGCGTCGTGAAGGCATATTGGGAAACAAAGTACCGCGCTGAAATCTTCACTTATACGGATCTATCAGAAGAAGAGATGACAATGCTCGTTTCTGATGATGACGTCACTGTTCTTGAACAGTCAATGGAAGCGTCAATGAGCGTTGACCAGTTTGGCGTTGAAATTGAGGTTCCAGTTTATTCAATTAAAATCAGCCGACAAATGCCAGAAGGCAAAATGCGCATTGAGAGCGTGCCTCCTGAAGAATTCTTTGTAAACTCACAGGCGAAGACAATTGACGACGCATACGTTGTTGCCCAGCGCACAGAGGTTCGTGTCGGTGACTTAGTCGAGATGGGATTTGCGTTTGAGGACGTTGTCGGCCTAGACGGATTGTACGGCGCGTCTGATATGTCTGAAGCTGAAGACATCGAGCGCCGAGGTTATTCACAGGACGATTATGAGGATCAAGAAGGCGATCCAGCAATGCGCAGCGTTGCGATTACAGAAGCCTACATGAAAATTGACGTAGACGGCACTGGCATTCCTGTCCTGCATAAATTCATCTGCGGCGGCACAAACTACAAGCTGCTAGACATGGAGCCGATTGATCGTGTCCCATTCGCCGTATTTGAGGTAGACAGAGAGCCTCACAGTTTTTATGGCCGCAGCTTAGCAGAATTGATTATGACTGATCAGGACGCCTCTACAGCGATCCTCAGAGGCATTCTGGACAACACTGCCCTAGTCAACAACCCACGGGTTGCCGCGACAGACGGCGTCAATTTAGAAGACTTGCTAAACAACGAGATTGGCGCAATCGTGCGCATGCGCCCTGGAGCTGTTATCCAGCCACTGACAACGCCATTCGTAGCAGGCCAGACGCTAAACGCGCTCAACTACATGGACAAGCTCGTTCAGGAGAAAACAGGCGTAACGCAAAACATGGCGCTGAACCCAGACGCCATGCAGTCTACAACCAAGGCAGCCGTGACAGCCACAGTAGAAGCGGCAGCCGGGCAGATTGAAGTCATGGTGCGCAATCTAGCAGAGGGCATGCGCGACTTGTTTGAAATCATGCTTGAGCTGCATGTAAAGAATGTAGACGAAGAGCAGCTCATGCGCCTGAATGGCAACTTTGTCGCAGTAGATCCGCGCGTCTGGGATGTAGACATGCACGTTGAAATCAACGTCGGTCTAGGCACTGGCCGTGAGGATGAAAAGCTGGGCGCGTTGCAGCAAGCATTCCAAGTTCAGCAACAGATCTACATGCAGTATGGGCCATTCAATGGAATGGTCAGCTTGACGAACATCCGCAACACTTTGTCGGACATTTTGGCTGCGGCAGGCATCCGCAACTCAAACCGTTACTTTGCGCCAATCACGCCTGAAATTGAGCAGCAGTTGTTACAGATGCAGCAGCAGGCGCAAGCTCAACAGGCTCAGGGGTCAGATCCAAATGCGGCATTCTTGCAGGCCGAGCAGATAAAAGCTCAGACCAAGATGCAGGCAGATATGGCGAAGTTGCAGCTTGAACAGCAAAAGCTGGCAATGGAAGATGATCTGAAGCGTGACCAGATGGATCAAGACTTGATCGTTGATGCAGCCAAGATATTTGGGCAGTATGGTGCGCAAGTTGACGTAGCTCAGGTGAAAGCCGAGCAGGATCGTCTGCGCAATATGGGGATCTAAATGAGCGTAGATATACGCATACAGGCCAACGAGGCCAAAAGGTTAAAAGCCGACACTGCATTCCAGCAGTTCGTGCAAGTCGTTCGTGAAGACCAAATGCGGATCTTTGCAAACAGTGAGGCTTCAGACATTGAAGCCAGAGAAGAGGCGCACGCAATCATTCGTGCGTTAAACAAGATTGAAGTTAGTCTCGACGCCGCAATTGGGGCAGAGACACTTTTAGATCGCAAACAGTAAAGGAGTTAGCACCGTGGATGCGACTAACTTAGAGAGCCTAGCAGAAAAGATGTTCGAAGGATCGGACACTGACGCCCCGGGGGCAGGGGAAGAAAATCTTCGTGAAGCAGCCGAAGAAATGGTTGAACCAACTCAGGACGCTGAGAGTGAAATCGTTGAAGAGGTTGAAGAGGACGAAGATGTCGTTGAGGCATCTGACGACGATGGCGAGAGCGCCGAATATGATGATGCAACTGAATATGCTGACGAAGTAGAAGCCGTTGACGAAGCCGACAGCGAGCCTCTCTATGATGTAAAAGTCAATGGGAGGATGGAGCGTCGTACCCTGAGTGAACTAAAGCAAAACTACGCGGGTCAGAGCTATATTCAGCAGAAAATGCGTGAAAACGCTGAAGTTGCAAAACAGCTTGAAGAGCGTGAAGCTCTATCAGCTCAACAGCTTCAAGAGCGTGAAGCGCTATTAGCTCAACAGCAACAGCAAGTACTGAGCCTTTATGAGCAAATGCAGTCTGGAGAAATGTCGCCTCCCACTCCACCATCTAAAGAGCTTTTCCAAGATGATCCTATCGGATACATGCAAGCGAAGCTCGAATATGATGAAGCGAAGCAGGCGTATGATCAGAAAGCTGCACAAGTTCAGCAACTATCAGAGCATCAGAAAAGACAAGCACAAGCACAAGAGCAGCAGTATTTGCAGCAGCAAATGCAGCTACTACAAGAACGGATACCAGAATTCGCTGACCCTCAGAAAGCTGAGAAAGTGAAATCTGATATTTTCCGGGGCGGTCAGGAATACTACGGCATTCCGCAAGAGGCTTTGGCAACTTTGAAAGATGCAGTTGAAGTAGAAATTTTGAACGATGCGATCAAATATCGTCGGATGTTAGCAAACAAAACGACGGCCAAAGCAAAAGTTCAGGATGCTAAACCTATGGTAAAACCAGGGGCGAAGAAGGTTCAAAACGGCCAAGCTGTAACTCGCAAGAAGCAGTATGGAAAACTGCGGAAGTCAGGCGATCCGAATGATGCGATTGAACTGATGATTGATAGTAATCTTAAATAGGCTTTAAGGAGAAAACCAATGGCCCAACCAGCAAACACATTTGACAGTTACGATCAGGTCGGACTGAAAGAGGACGTCCATGATTTGATCTATATGGTGTCGCCTGAAGAGACACCATTCTTGACAAAATGTCGCAAGACAAAGGCGTCAAACACGTTCCATGAATGGCAGACCGATAGCTTGAGAGCGTCAAGCACAAGCAATGCCCACATCGAGGGTGATGCGACTGCAGCCGTAGCTCGTACAGCCACAACTCGGCTTGGATCGTACACGCAGATCTTCAAGGACGCTATTACTGTGTCTGATACAGATGAAGGTCTTTCCAAATATGGAAGGGCCAAAGAAATGGCATATCAAGTTTTAAAGGCAGGGAAAGAACAACGTCTCGATGTAGAAGCGACGATTTTTAACAACCAAGCTCGCGCTGCCGGGTCATCCTCAGCAGCTCGTAACTTGGCAGGCGCTCCTGCGTGGTTGACTACAAACGTAGACTTCCAAACAGGTGGTTCACCATCATCAGGTGCAAACCCAACTGGTGACGGTACTGACGCTCGTACAGACGACAGCACAACAACTGCCTTCTCTCAAACAAAGTTTGACAGCATCATGCAGTCAATCTGGGAAAACGGCGGCAACCCTGACACATGCTACCTATCAGCGTATCAAATGAATATCGCTCTAGGTTTCACTGGTAACAACAACCAGCGTTCAGCAGTTCAGGCTGGTGACGAGCGTGTGATCAAATCACTAGCGGTGTACGTCACTCCGTGGGGGACCATTTCGTTCCAGCCCAGTAGGGAGTGCAGAGGTCGTGATGTATGGATAATGCAAGACGACATGTGGGAAATCGCGCAGCTTCGTCCAGCGAAGTCAGTAGAACTTGCCAAAAATGGCGATAATTCTACTAGACAGCTGGTGCAGGAGCTAACGCTAGTCTGTAAAAATGAGGCTGCATCTGGCCTTATCGCAGACAACTCAACATCATAAAAATAAGTAGGGGGCTTCGGCCCCCTACCTCACATGAGGTGAAAGTATGAAAGTACAGGTTACATTTCGCAGCATTTCAACAAGTGTCGGCATCGTGAAAAATCATGACATAATTGATCTGCCAGCAGACGAAGTTAATAAAATTTTAGTTACAAAGCCACATGCATTAGTCGTTCTGGAAGAAGATCCAGCCCCGGCAGCCAAAAAGCCTGCGGCAAAGAAAAAAGCACCTGCCAAGAAATCTCCTGTTAAGCGCAAACGCGCACGCAACAGTGACGGTACACTAAAGGCAGATGACCCAAGTACACCAGACATCAACGAGGCCTGGGAAGATGGAAAGTAATAGCAGCAAAATCAGTCAGACGATTGATGTTGAACACGACACAATTGTCGTCAAGACAACTTACGACGCAACGCCAATGCTTGAAGACGTTAAGTATGCGCGTGAAGTTGCACCAGATAAATTCGGCTCTGACTATAAGCATGTCGGCAATGTGTCGATGGAGCTTGTAAATGTCTGGCTAAAAGAGGCTGGAGTGCAGTGGCACGATAGCAAAGCCGTTCAAGATGTGATAAAAAAGAAGTTAATGAACGGTGAATTTAGCGACTTACGCAACTGGGAAGGCACTTGGTAAGATGGAAGTGAACTTTGAGATGATTAATGCTGTGATGCAGTGGATCGTTTTACCGATTGCTGGGGTTGTTGTTTACATGTTCAACAAGCAAAATCAGCATCACACTGACATAGCAGTTCTCAAGTCACTTCAAGAGGCCACAAAAAGCTCACATGATCGCGAGATGAAAGAGATGAAGCAAACCATTGGCGCGATATTTACGAAGCTCGACAATATAGAGCAAGCCTTGCGCAAATAAATGCTCTTCGTCTTGACCTACATACTTTATGTGTGGGTCAACACTCCAAGCGGTGCAATGCCAATGGCACTATGCGTTTATAAAACCCCAGAAATAGAGTATACTTATCTTGTATTGCAGCCTGTATGGATGGGCTGCGCAGAATATGGGAATTTGTAATGGCTATTCTGGAGAGCATTGCGGCAGCCAACGCGGCCTACAGCGTCATAAAAACTGCGCTGGGCAACGGCAAAGAAACTGCTGGTGTCATTAGCTCTATCGGGAAATTTCTAGCAGCAGAAGAAGACATTAAAGAAGCTGTCAAAAAGAAAAAGACCAGCCCATTGACTGCAATTACTGGCGGTGAAGAAGGTGATTGGGAAGAGTTTCAAGCCCTTGAAAACATTAGACAAAAACGTGCTGAATTGGAAAGCTGGTGCAGACTATATGCGGAAAGTGGCACATGGGATCGCTGGGTAAAATGGGAAGCCGAAGCGCGCAAACAACGTCAAGAGGCTAAAAAAGCAGCGGCAAAAAAGCGTGAGGAGCTAATAGAGAAAATCCAAGTTGCTACTGGGATTGTTCTTGCGTTTACTGCTTGCGTCATTGGCATCTATTATCTTGGCGTATATTTGGATCGTTGGTAGATGCGTGATGAGTGGAAAGCGATTTTGGCGTATGTTTACGCTTTTATTTGTTTCTTTGATTTTGTGGTTGTTCCTAGTTGGATTGGTATAAATCGGCCACCAATTGACGATCTAGCTTATCTCAACATAGAAAAGTTTAAGCAAGTTTGGCAGCATCACCAGCCGTTTACCTTACAAGGGGGCGGCATGTTTCATCTAGCATTTGGCGCACTTTTGACAGGTTCGGCATTAAATGGTTATGGAAGAAAAGGGCAATAAGTACGTTGTATATGACAAAAGCGGAAAAGTCGTTATAATCACCAGCAATAAACGAATAGCGGAGCATTACGATGGCAAGAACCTTCGTTGACGATTGGAAGATTATACCCCGGCTGATGATGCTGGCGGTTACGATCCTGACATATCAATCTGTACACTGGTATATGTCACTGCCCGATCCGACAAACGGTCAGGCAGGCTTGGTGTCTGTCTGCATGGGCGCACTTACAGGATGCTTCGGCATCTGGATGAATGGGGAGCAGAAAAAATGATCGGCGGTATTGTACAAGCGTTAAGCGGTTTGGCGACATCATACATTGACGGCAAGACAGCAATCCAGAAAGCCAATGCTGAGATTAAGTTAAAGCAGGCAACTGGCGAAATAGATTGGGAGCAGGCTGCAATTGAGGCCAGCAAAGACAGTTGGAAAGACGAGCTGTGGACAATTGTGTTCGTCATCATACTGGTTGCGAACTTCATTCCAGCTATGCAGGAAACGATGGCAGTCGGATTTGCTAATCTGGAGACAACACCATTATGGGTTCAATGGGGAATGTATGCTTCCATAGCTGCGAGCTTCGGCATACGCACGATGAGAGGGTTGAAAAAATGAGCGAAGCAATGAAATGCTTACAGGCAAAGTGTGGAGCTGTCGCAGACGGCGTATTCGGCAGAAACACTGCCAAAGCGATTATGAAGCACTATGACTTTACCCCACTACGAGCTGCCCACATTCTGGGGCAGTGTTCGCACGAAAGTGCGGGGTTTAAGCGTACTAAAGAAAGTCTTTATTATAGTACTCCTGAGCGTATTCAAGCGGTCTGGCCTTCTCGCTTCCCGACAGTTGAGGATGCTGTGCCATACGCCAAGAACCCAGCGGGTCTGGCAGGCAAGGTCTACGCTGGGCGCATGGGCAATTCGACAGAGCAAGAAGCGGCAAAATTTTTGGGCAGAGGATTTATCCAGCTCACCGGGCATTTTAACTATAAAGAGTTTGCAAACGACATGCGCCTGCCTGACGTATTGCAAGACCCATCACTCGTTGAAAATGAATACGCATTTGAGAGCGCAATCTGGTTCTTTGACAAAAACAATCTGTGGAAAATTGCAGACAAGGGAACAGATGTCGGGACAATTGAAGACCTGACAAAGCGCATCAATGGGGGCAATCATGGGCTGTATGATCGGATTGAACAGACGCAGAAGATTTACGGCTGGCTGTCCTAATCAATATCCATAGCGTCAGATCCGCGCTGGATCATGTCGGCATGCATATTTGAACAGGTGTTCAATAACGCAATGTAGGCACGAACGAGTGCCTCTTGCTCTTTGTCGCCACGCATCCAACGATCCTGCGGCAAGCCGCGCTCGGCACGTTCAACGATCTTGTTGGCTATTATAAAATACTCTGGTAGATCACTCATCTTTTTCTCCCTCTCTTTCAGTCCAATGATAGATGCGATGGCAGTTGGCGCAAAGCGGAATGCATTTGTCGGCCTCTTCATATGCTTTCTTAAAGCTTCCCTGCTGTATTAACTTGCTAACCTTTGTGTCCCCAGACGTTTCGGGGTGATGGAAGTCTATAACTGCTGGGTGCTGCATGCCACAAAAAAAGCAGGCCAAGCCTGCTTTGTATTCACTAAACTTTTGCCTCTCTCGTTTCTTTCGCAGGCTTGTCCGCGCAATTGTCTTCTCACGGTTCCGCTTATACCACGCCGCGCCATACTTTTTATTATGCTCTGCTCGTTTCCCCTTGTCCTTGTATGGCAGGGGTGGCTCCTCTTGTGTTGGCTACACAAGCAGATCATACCATAAAAATGTAACACTTAAAAATCCTTTGGGCGCAGCTTCGGCCTGATTGACTTAGCCATCACGCCAGTATCCAGGCACCACATATTAACGTCACCATCTGCGAAAAAGTATTGGTGCATATCTTCGTTGTCGCGGATGGCGATTTGGCAGGCCTCATAGCTGGGCAGGATCAAATAAGTTTCAATCTGTCTACCCTTAATCGCATACTCGATGTAGAGCGCGGTAAAAAATTCCATGTTGTCCTCATTGTTGGGTTATGGGGTATATCCAACCCCCTCTAACTTTGGCATGACCTTGTTCTGCAATTTCTTTTATATGGCGAGATATGCCTCTGTAACTTACGCCTGTT